GAAAACTGATTCAAGCGTCCTCTTCGAAGCCGCTTGAATCGGCTTTCGGTTGGTTAAAAAAGCCCCCGGCTTTCGCCGAGGGCTTGAGTTATTCGAAAAAATCGAATGACTGATCAATTTGACAGCGTTGTCAAGATGGTCAGAAGGGTACGTCAGAGTCGTATGTCGACTCGGGAGCGCGTCGCTGTGCAGCAGGCTTGGCTTGCGCAGGCTTCTCGTCGCTGTCCTTCTGGCGGAGAAGCTGGAGCTGTTCTGCGATGATTTCAGTGACCCAACGCTCGACCCCTTGCTTGTCCTCATACTTGCGCGTGCGCAGGCGGCCTTCGATGTAGATCGGATCGCCCTTGCGGACGTACTGGCTGATGATCTCGGCGAGGCGGCCGAAAGCGGAGACGCGGTGCCACTCCGTTTCAGACTGAGTCTCACCGGCCTTGTCTCGCCACTTTCGCGTCGTTGCGATAGAGAGGGCGGCGACGATGAAGTTTCCTTGGCGAATCTCGGGATCCTGACCGACGTTGCCGAGGATGATTACCTTGTTAACGGATGCCATTGTTTCTCCTTAGTGAGATATTGATGCGGCCTCGGCGTCGGCATTTGCCGCCGTGGTCTTGAGTTCTTCGTGAAGGCCAGAGCGCACCATCGCTTTTCTCTGGTCGGGGGTGATGCCTTCAAAGAAGGCCCTGTACGCCTCCATGCCTGAGTCCGCGGCACACCGTGCTGAAGCGATGATGTCTTCGGTCAGGAAGGGGGGCGGCTCTTCGGGGCTTGCGTCCTTGTCGGTGTCCGGCTGGCCCTCGACGGGGATGCAGAAGAGCTGAAACATCAAGCTCTTGTATGCGTAGCTCATGGCCTTGCCAGATGCCTTGTCGCCGTTGTCCATGCCTTCGCCTAGCGTGACTACCTCGACGTATGAGCCATCCTTTGCGCACGTTACGCGGTAGGTGATGTGTAGACGGATGAGACGCATCTTGCCGCTGACCGCTTCGGGCTCTTTCTCCATGCGAACAGGGGCGATGTAGAGGTGATGCTTCGCGAGGAGAGGGGAGAGGGCTGCGTACACTGAGTCGATGCCGCGATACTTGTAGTTGCCGCCGCCGCTCACCGTGGCATCCTTGCCGATACCCTGTTCGCGCAGAGCGTCGGCCACAGCAACGATTGCCGCGTGGACCTGCGGCACGGAGTTTTGGTCTGTCATGATGTGTCGTCCTCAGAAAGGGATTTCGTCGTCGCCGATGGCGTAGAAGTCTTCAAGCGACTTGTCGTAGATCGGCTCGGGACGCTTTGCACGTTCGCCGAACCACTGGGCTCGCTCGAACTCGTCGCGGCTGGCGAACTCTGGGTACGGGTCGAAGTCGACCTCGTCCTCTGGCTCGGGCATCGGAAGCTCGAGCGGCTCAAGTGAAGTGATCGTCATGCTTACTCCTCTGGGCATTCGAAGCCCGGCTCAGGGTCGAGGATGCAGTCGACGCGATACGCGATCATCTCCGTCGCGTCGAAGAGCGCGTCATCGAGCTCGTCGGTGATGGTGCCGATGCTCTTTGCGACCTCTCTTGCCGAGCTTGCGTTCTTCAGTCTCGTGAGCGCCCCAATGAGCTCGAGTGAAGCTTCGGGATTTGCGAGATACGCCGCAAGCACTTCTTCTTGCCAGTTCGCGACGTAGTTCCCGCAGAGCTCGTCGATGTCGGCGTTCGGCGTCTGCTCCGCCTGGTGCGCGATGCCGCGCGCGATGTCAGTCAAAGTCTTCATTCGTTACTCCATGATCCAGTGATGAGCGCTCCGGCGACGATTGCCAGCGCGCCGAAGAAGGCGATGAGCGTCCAAATGCGTCGGGGGCGCTCGCATGAAAAAGGCTCAGGGGCTTTCGCCGGCTGAGCCTTGGTGTGTGCCTCCGCGCGAGGCTGTACCGGCTGCTTGTATCGCCGGCGTTTGTGGTTTGCTTTCATGTCGAAGTCCTGTGGAATGTGGTCGATGATCTTGACGGGATCGGAAAAGCTCATGCGGCCTCCTCCTCTTCGCGTTCCTTCCAGAGCACGCGAAGTTCCTCGAGGCAGTCCGCGATAATGTCTTTGTCGAGCCCTGCGTCGATGGCTGCCTCGGTGAACTCTTCGATTGTGACGAGTTCGCCGCCCGCCGTTAACGTGTCGAGGTCGAGCGGATCGC